CTACAAACTGTCATTATATGCGTTAGTCAATATTGATTGTAATTCCTTTTCAGTGTTCGGATATAAGTGTCCGTATGTGTTCGCAGTAGTCGTAATATCTGAATGTCCTAGATGTTTAGATACTGTGTATAGTTGTACATTGTTATTAATTAATAGTGTTGCGTGTGAATGTCGTAAGTTGTGTACTCTAATTGGTTTCACACTTGCTTTATCAATACCAATCTTAAATTGTTTGTTAACATTTGAAAGTGCCATTGGTTTTGCTATCGTTCTAACTGTAAAAATAAAATCGTCCTCATTAACGTATTTAAACTTATCAATCTGAAATTGTTCCAATTCCCTTAATTGTTCGATTACGTGGCTAGGAATCGTTATAGTACGTTCTGACGGTGTAGTTTTAACGGTAGTGATTGTTGTATCATTCCACGAGTTATTTATTTCTATTTCTTCATTTTCAAAATCAACATCGCAATATCGTAAGGCTAATATTTCGCCTTTACGAGCGCCGGACCAAAACAAGACCATGAAAAGCGTTTTATATACTACGTTGTCTACTACATTTATAAAGTGATTAAATTCATCAATAGTCCAATATTCTTGTTTGCGACGTTCTTCATGTTTTGGAAGTGATACAACCTTTACAACGTTACGTGATAAGTTGTAGAAGTTAACAGCAAAGTTAAATATAGCAGACAAATTGCGTCGCACATTGCCTAACATTGAATTACTATAATTATCGAAAATGGTTTGGTAAAAGTCATCAATATGTTTTGGCTTGATATTTTTAATTGGTGTGTTTTTGAAGTGCGGAATTAAAATGTGGTTTATTAAATTGTTTTGATTATATATTGTCGTTTCTTTTTTACGTCCTTTTGAGTAACGCATAAACCTTTCGGCTATTTCACGAAATGTATATTGTTCTTCAATTTCGGTATCATATGTTTCTAAAAAACGTTGTTGGGCAAGCAGGGCATCTTTCTTTTTAGCAAAACCTCTTTTTTTCTTGTGTATTTTTTCGCCATGTACGTTTTCAACACGTACAGAATAAAACCATTTATTTGTGTTGGGGTCTTTATGAACAGTCATTATAATTCACTCATTTCTGCGGTTATAAAATGATTATAAAGCATTGTCAATCTTTTCCTTGCTTCCTTATAAGAACAATGAAAGTAGCTTACTAGTTTGTCTTCTGTAAATAATTCATTAGCTTCAATTTCTTTTTGTGGATATTGGAAAAGAAAACTAAATTTATCAGCCTCGTTTTCTTGTTTTTCATTAAATAATTCGTTCATAAACATTTGATTTGTTTCATGCATCATTACATGGGCAAATTCATGTATGAAATCTTCCCACATTTTAGTAGCACTATCTATTTTGATAGATACAACATCGAATCCTTTTTGTATAAAATAACCACTGGCATCTTCGTTATATAACACGAATATATTATAATAATTACTTATGCTTTCAATATTTTTGTCGATATGATTATCGTCTAATTCTTCGATTATATTATTCACTAAACTTTCAATTTTCATTATAACTGTCCCCTTTATAGAACATATGTTCTTTTGTGCTGTAAAAAAATAACGGTATTGATTAGTTACCGTCATTTTTTTGAGTTGCTTTCATAATTAAATAGTCTGCTTGGTCCTCTAGTGAGTCCAATATTCTTTGACGTTCTTCATTTGATAAATTGTCAAATGCCTTTTTGTTTTTAAACATAATAGCTTGATAATTTTCCATATTTTTTTCTGAATCCCCAACAATATCGTTTGTTGTACAATCAAGAGCATATGCTAGACTAACAATTTGTTTGTAGTTGGGTATTGTGTAACCTCGTTCTATATTGGATATAATTTGCTTAGTTTGGTTCGTTTTCCTTGCTAACATGGTTTGGGTTAATCCTTTTTGTTTGCGAATGAATTTAACTTGATTACCTACTTTTGACAATTGGTTACCTCCTTGTATGATCAATTAAGTTGCTAATTATAATAGCTAGTCTTTATTTTTCTAATAAATTTTGTAGTATATTAATAATTTCAGAGTTTTGCTCTATTTGTTTTTCTTGGTTTTTGATTATAGTGTCGTTTTGAGCAATCTGAATAAAATTTTGATTTTGCTGTGTTCTATGATAGTTATAGTTAGCTTGCTTATCCATATTCAATGTTAGCATTCCCATTGCATGGTAAAATCTATCAAAGTTTGCCATTATATCTTGTTTAGAAAAAGCATTTAATGTTGTAGAAGAAGGGTTATAGATGCCTTGAGTAGAAAAGAATTTTGTTAACTTATCTTTTTCTTCTTCCGTTATAATTTTATCTGGATTGGAGAGGGTAGAAGATGTATCGTCTAAAACATCATGTAATTCTAAGTCAAACTTTGCTTTATCTTCTTTATATAATTTAATTAATTCTTTTTTTGATACAATGTTTAATTGCTTCCACTTCTTTTTATCTTCTTTGTTTAATCCACCAACAATTTTGCCTTCTGTTAAAGATTCTATCATTCCCAAGTTTTCCATATTCCTATCTTCCTTTCTTATATTTATTTATTTTCTTTATGCTTTTGATATTTATGAATCAAAAAATCTGCTTGTTCACGCAATGTTTCTAAAACTTTTTCTCGCTCTTCTGGTGGCAAACTATCAAATGCTTCTTTATCTCTAAACATTTGCACTTCATCTTCTTTTTCGCCAGAATATTCTTCTTTTTCTCTTCCTAATAAGTAGTCTACTGATACATCGAAGTAATCGGCTATTAGAGTTAAACCTTTAGAACTAGGGGCAGATTTTTTCCAACGTGCTATAGACCCATTAGAAAGATTAAGTATTCTTTCTAATTCAGCTATAGATAGACCGTTTTTATTAGCAAGATTTTGAATTCTTTGGAAAGTATTCATTACATAATAACTCCTATTCTGAATATAAAATAGATTTAGAATTAATAACATATTGACAATTAGATTTAAATCTACTAGACTTTAGTTAAGCTATTGATTTAGCCTAAAAAACAAAACGAACAATATTAATTAAGAAGAAGAAGGTAATATTGTTTTAAAAGTTGGGTTCTACCGTCTTGTAATAAGGCTTATTTAACTATGCTTACATGTTAGCTTATTACTTAATGAAAATCAATAGTTAGATTATTAATTTAATTTTAAAGCTAATTAGGAGGTAATATAAATGCCAACAACAGAATTTGGATTGAAAGTTAGAACGGAATTACTTAAACGTAATATGTCTAGTAAGCAATTGGCAGATATGCTAGGTATTTCCGGTGCTTATATGTCCGACATTTTACGTGGACGTAGAGATGCATTCGAACAAAAGAAACGTATCGCAAAAATATTGGAAATTAAAGAAGTTTCTAAATAAAAGGAGGCAATCAAAATGCAAGTATTACAAGAAATACAAATCGAAAATAATTCAGAATTAGGACCAGTTGTTTCAAGCAGAACAGTAGCAAAAGAATTAGAAAGAACACACAAAAATGTAATTAGAGATTTAGAGCAAATTTTAGAAAGCTCAAATGTGAGCTCTCTAATTATACCAAGCAGTTACAAAGTTGAAGGACAAAAAAGAAGTTATAAAGAATACCTTTTAACTAGAGACGGTTTCACTTTATACATGTTTAACATTCAAGGTCATAACGATTTCAAAATGGCTTATATAAATAAGTTTAATGAAATGGAAAAACAACTAAAGCAACCAATTGCTAGTTATATGATAGAAGACCCAGTGAAAAGAGCTGAGCAATGGATAGCTGAACAAAAAGAGAAGAAACAATTAGAACTAGAGAACAACATGAACAAACAAAAGGTATCTGAATATGAACCAAAAGCATCATATTTAGACACAATACTAAATAATAAAAGTTTAGTAACGGTAGGGCAAATTGCCAAAGATTATGGTATGTCGGCACAATCGCTTAATAAATTGCTACATGACTTAAAAGTACAGTATAAACAATCAGGACAATGGTTGCTTTACTCAAATATACAAGATAAAGGCTATACGCATTCATCTACAACAGAGATTGAACATAAAGACGGAAGCACATCAGTAAGAATGAATACTAAGTGGACTCAAAAGGGACGGTTGTTCATATATGAGTTACTTAAAGAGAATGACATATTACCAATGATTGAAAAATAAATTGAGTAATGGGAGGAATTTAAATGACTGAAAGCAAAGAATTATACAAGGTTTTTGTAAAAGAAACAAAGAATAGTGGATATGCATTAGTTTTTGAAAGTTTTGAAGAAGCAGTAGCTAGTATAAAAAATGTAGAAGAGTTTGACGAAATTATAATAAGCCCCTCAAAAAGAGAGGCTCAAGATTAACTATACTAAAGATAATCTTTTAAATGTTGTGAACTGCAAATTACATTAAACCATGCAGCTTCACCAGTCAGCGTACCAACGAACAAACTATCATCGCTATCAATAAACATTTTTAATTCGTTTCTAATAGTTTTAGCATCATTAGTTGAATTAATAAACCAAACTGATTTATTGATTTTAGCAACATTAGGATAATCCTCAATACGCTCTATTAATTTTGGATAATCCTTTTGGTTATTTAAATCATACGCAATAATAAAACTTTTCATATTCCCCCTCCTTTCACAAGAGAGTGTATCAGAAAAAAAGCATTGACAATAGGAGGAATAAAAAATGACAAAAAAGATATTACATGAAAAAGATAGATATAAAGCATCAATCAAAAAAATAAAAGGACTACAATTAATAGCCCTTAATATTATAATTATTAGCTTTACTTATCAGTTCTTCAAATTGTGGTATTTGGAGTTTAAAGGGTTTGATAACAAGCGTAAAACTTTAAAATACTACTTTAGAACAGCAAAATATTTTCAATCAGTTTTAGATGAATTTGCTTTATCCCATAAAGATAATTGAATTTTAGCGCTAGTTTTCATGATTTTCTTTAAATTTAATTTATCAGTACGAGTGAGTGGTTTCGTGATTTCAATGCTAGCGATTAAATTATCAATTTCTTTATCATAATCACTCCAATTTTCATCTACAAACTCATTAATATCTATTTTAACCACCTCCTTTCTCAAGGAGTATAACAAAACAAGATTTTTGGAGGAATAAGAATGAATAATAAGACAGCAATTGTATTTACATTTAAAAATAATGAACGATTAATAATGGGTACATTGACAGGTAACTTAGAAAATATAGCCGATTATAAGAAAGAAGATTTTCCATTAAAAGAGCCATCAAAATACGACAATATTTATATCGCAATCGATGGCTTAGAATATAAAATTTTATAACCCTAAAATGTTTGATGCCACTTTACTAGCAAGGTTTTGAAGTACAGGAATTGAGACTGAAGATAATTGAGATGCTTGTTTTTTTGTCTCTGACCAGACTTTAGCATCTCTAATATCTTCTAACAATTGATGTCCTTCAAATGTCATTGAGTTTACTTTATAAAAAGCGAAATAAGCTTCGCCTTTTGCAAACGTAACATTGATATAACCGGCATCACTTAATCTTTTAAGAGTATATAAAATTTCTTTTGATGTATACTCTGACAATTGTTCATCGCTTTCAAAATTGTCTTTACTAGCACCTTCAAGGGTATAATCTAGCTTTTCAATTGTCAGTAGTATATCCCTAATGCAATCGTGCTTTAGTTCCATAAATTCACCTCCTTTTTCAAGGAGATAATTAAATTGTAACAAACAGAATTGTTTAACCGAATAGTAAAATTAAAATATTTTTGAAGGAGTTATAAAAATGGAGAAATTAGCAAGAAAAAAAGTAGAAAAATTTAGAGATAGAAACAATTTTAACCAAGAAAAAATAGCAAAAGTATTAAATGTTTCTGTTCAAACATATTGCAACAAAGAAAACGGCAACACTGACTTTAACTTACCGGAAATGCACGCATTAGCAAAGTTTTATAACACATCTTTAGATGAACTGTTTTGGGAGGATGAGGAACTTGAAGATTATAAAGGAAGTGTTTGATATAGCACTGGTGTTTGGAGCTATAGCACTAACATTTACTTGTAGTTATTTCACTTCATATTTTGTTAGTGACGGAACTTGGCATACACTTGTATATTTTCTTGTTTTTATGTGTGGTGTTATCGCCATAAAAAGTTTAGGAAAGTATTATGTAAAAAATTTTGTGTAGAAATTATCGCTTAATGTTATAACAAAACGCTTAACGATATAGGAGGATTCAGAATGAATGGATTAATAAGAGAAATTTATGGTTTATCAGAATTTGACGCAATGTACAACGAGAACGAAAAAGAAAATGCATTTGTCTATTTGATAGAAGATGAACACGATGATATGAGAGCCGAAAGAAATATCGACTAATAAAAAAACGTCCGGTTGTCAGCCGGACGCCAAATTATAAAAATGTCGATCGAAACATGTGCTTTTTAAAGCATACTCATATCTTAACAAGGAGGTTAGGAACTTGTCACTACCTATGAATCAATTGAAGTCTATAAATACTAAAAATATGAGCGATGAAGAATGGAAACAATTAAGAACACATTCAATTGGCGGTTCTGATTGTGGAACTATACTAGGTATGAATAATTACGAAGACCCTATTAAATTATGGAAAAAGAAATTGTTTCCAGACGAATACGAAGAAGATATAAGCAATAAAATACAAGTTAAATTTGGTCATTTCAATGAACAATTTGTAGCACAATTATTTGAAGAAGCAACCGGTAAGAAAGTACGCAAGCATAACAAAATGATGTATCACAAAGATTATGATTTTATCAGTGCTAACGTCGATAGGGTCGTAGTTGGCGAAAATGCATTGCTGGAATGTAAGACAACAAGCGAATTTATGAAAGATAAATGGAAAGACGGAAACGTACCGGCAAGCTACATGGCACAATGTTATCACTATATGGCAGTGACAGGTGTAGATGTAGTTTATATAGCTGCTATGTTCGGTAATAACGATTTCCAATACGAAGTAATCGAACGTGACGAAGAAGTTATAAACGATATTATAAATGCCGAAGTTGAATTTTGGAATGACTATATTGTTAAGGGACAAAGACCACCAGCAAATGATAGTAAAGCATCATCTAAAGCATTAAATGAGTATTGGACAAATACTAAACCTGATGTATTAACACTCGAAGGAGAAAAGGTAGCATTATTTAAAGGTATTGTAGCAATTAAAGAACAAATGAAAGAATTAGAAAAACAGTTGCGAGTTTATCAAAATCAACTTAAAGAGTTGATGGGAGAATATGAACATGCAGAAGTAAACGGATTTAAAGCAGATTGGAAATTACAAAAACGAACGAATTTTGAAACGAAAAAATTTAAAGAAGAACACCCGGAATTATACGAGCAGTATAAAAAAACAAGCACTACACGTACTTTGAATGTAAAAGAAAACAACGGATAACGAAGTGAAATAACGTTATATTTTTACACAGAAAGCACACATTAAACAAAATTAAGTTTCACGAACAAAACTATCAAAAATAAACTATCGCTTATATAAAGTGTATATGGAGGAAATAAACATGGCTACACAAAATCAATTTAAAAATCAATTAACACAGAAGAAAGAAAACAATAACCAACCACAACAAAAAGCAGTAGGACCAAAACAAGAAATTAGCAACTTGTTAGATAGAATGGCACCCCAAATACAAAAGGCATTACCACAACACATGAGCGCCGAAAGAATGGCACGTATAGCAATGACGGCAGTATCAAGTACACCGAAACTATTAGAATGTGACCCTAAATCACTAATCGGGGCATTGATGCAAGCATCACAAATAGGATTAGAACCAAATACAAATTTAGGACAAGCATATTTAATTCCATACGGTAAAGAAGTACAATTGCAAGTTTCATATTTAGGCATGATTGAATTGGCAAACCGCAGTAAGCAATATAAGGCGATTTACGCCCATGAAGTGTACCAAGAAGATTATTTTGAATATCAGTACGGATTACAAAAAGATTTGGTACACAAGCCGGCAGACAATCCACAAAGTGAACCAATTGGATATTATGCAGTCTATCACTTGTTAAATGGTGGCTATGATTTCGCATATTGGAGTAGAGCAAAGGTAGACCAACACGCAAACCAATTTTCTAAAGCCGTACAAAAGGGTTGGCAAAGTCCATGGAAAACAAATTTTAACGCAATGGCTAAAAAGACAGTTTTAAAAGATTTATTAAAATTTGCTCCTAAATCAATCGAAATGAACGACGCAGTATCAAGTGATAGTAAAGCGCAACAATTAGATGAAGATGGGAATATCATTGACATTACAAACTATTCACAAGTTAATGACGAACCGGAAAAACTACAGGAGGGCAAATAAAATGAGATGTATTGCTAAAGAAGAAGGCATTGAATGCTATGCGGAAACTGATGTAGAAAGTAATTTCATTAATAAAAATAGCGAATGGTTTAAACAAGAAATGAACAACGAATTAGAACGCTTAATAAATAATGCTATAGATAAGGTGTGAAAACATGCAATCTCATAAATCAAACTTCTTATATAAAGGGTTTAAATTCAACAAAAATATTGAACTAACTAATAAGGGTGTAGCTTTCATGCTTACACCTTTATCAGAAAATGAAATCATATATCAAGAAATGGTTGAAAGTGAACACGAATTAGAATTTGTGGTTAACGAATCCTTAAGATATTTAGATGATTGGATAGCAACCAATACGAATGAGCATGAAAGAGTTTTTGCGAAACTCACACATTGGAATTAAGAGGTGGAAAAATATGGCAGATAGTATTACTAGTTCAGTCAGTGGTTACGGATTAGTATTCAAACGAGTTATGAAAGATATAAATTTAAATATAGAAGCAAAGGCATTATATAGTTACTTGTCAGCATACGCTGGTCCAAATGAAACTGCTTTTCCTAGTGTAAGCCTTATATGTCACGAGTTAGGTATAAGTGATAAAAGATTTAAGAAATATAGAAAACAATTAGAAGGACAAGGCTATTTATCGATTGATAGACAACGTACTGATAACGGGTTTAGTAAAAATATTTATAAGATAGAACATAATCCCGTATCGGGTAATTTCGTACCGGTACAAAACGTAACGGGACAAAAGTTACCGGGAAGAAACGTAACGGGACAAAATGTAGGTACTACAATTAACAGTTCTACAATTAACAGTAATACAAATAACAATGATACAAGTAACAGTTGTAGTAGTGGTCAGCAGTCGCCATTTGATTTCTATCAAGAAAATGGATTTGGAATGCTTAAGCCTTATGTAGCAGAACAAATTAGTTATTGGATAGACGATTTTAAAGAGTATGGCAATGAAATTGTAATTGAAGCTATGAAAGAATCTGTTAACAGTAATGTAACGAACTGGAAGTATGTAAATTCTATATTGAAATCATGGTATAACGACGGTGTGGAAACGATAGAAGATATTCAAGCAAGAAATAACAGGCGTTCATATAAAAGTACAGGAACTGACGGAAAACTAACAGGGCAAGCATTAAAAGAAGCAATGCAAGACCCTAGTTATTGGGATTAGGAGGTAAACAAATGCAAAAATTAATAAGCCCAAAACTAAAAAAACAACTCAAGCAGTACGAGGCTACTAACGTCACATATGATTTATATTGTGAATGTTGCGGTCATAAATACGACTTACACACATTTGAAAGTGGCTACACTGTTAAGGACGGTTGCGAGTGTGAAAATATCAAACAAGCAAAAGAAACAGCCCAAAGACGTAAAAGAGAATATGAACAAAGTAAGATTGATGCGATGTTTAACCAGTCACAAATTAATCCATCAATCAAACAAGCTACTGTTAACAACTACAAACCGACAAACGAATCACAACAAAATGCAAAAGATATAGCCGTAGAGTACGTTAAAACATTTTCGTTAGATAATCCGAAATCATTAATATTACATGGGTCTATTGGCACAGGTAAATCGCATTTAGCATTTGCAATAACTAAAGCGTTAAAGAATCAAGGTTACAAAGTGGCATTTATGCACATACCTAAATTAATGAATCGAATTAAATCGACTTATAAACGTGATGCAACGGAAACAATCGAGGACATTATTAAGCAATTAACCGATTTGGATTTATTGATTCTTGACGATGTAGGTGTAGACGATAGCACACACGCAATAAATAAGCTATCGGATATAGTCGATAATAGAACAGGGTTAAACAACATATTCACAACAAACTACACTAACAAGCAACTAAACGATGATTTAAATTGGCAACGTGTTTATTCACGAATGAAGTTTAATGCTAAACGTTTAAATGTATTAGGCGATGATTACAGGGAGGGCGACGCATGGTAACGCTAATTAAAGATATACAAGAAGTTTTAAATTGCAGTGAGATATACGCACAAAAGATTTTAGAGTACGCAGACGGCGACGAGGACAAGTTAAATTATCAAATAGACAGACAGTTATATAAACAACGAAATAACCAAGCAATTTTGGAAGTTAAACCAGACGAAACAAATAGAGATATCATATTGAAGCAAAAACATAATTCTTTAGATTATATCCAAAAATATAAATACGCTTAATATTTGGAATGTGAGATGAACTGAAATAGAACTTAAGAACGTAATACGATATTTTGTAAAATATTAGGAGGTATATAATGACTAATTTAATTGATAAATTAGAAGAAGAAATTATTTTAGAGCATATGAATAATGGGGTCGACAGCATTGAATTTGTGTTGAATCAATGGGATGTAGAAAATCTTACTGAAAGTATCTTTGTATTTAATAAAATATACAAACAACACTTCATTGATATAAATGACTATAGCGTTTTAGAGAAAGAAATGATGGCATTAACGATTGATAGCATATATGCTAGTGATTTTATGTTCAGTTACAGGCACCCTAATTTATCAAAAATCAAGCTAAAACATGCGTTAAATATTATTGTGAAAATGTATGATGAAATCTACTTGCCAGGGGCTAAAAAGGAATTTATTGAACAATTAGAAACGAACAAAAATTTATCAAGATTGGAAGAAGAATTAATAATCGAACAAGGAGGATTTTAAATTGATTAATTCAGTGGCGTTAAGTGGTCGCTTAGCAAAAGAAGTTAAATATCAAGTAACAACAAGTGGTGTACAGGTAGCAAGGTTTACGCTTGCAGTACAAAGAAGTTTTAAAGACAAAAACGGTGAGTATCAAGCTGATTTTATAAATGTTATAGCTTTTAAAGGTACGGCGCAAATTGCGAATGACCGTTTGAACAAAGGCGATTTATGTAATATTCATGGACGTATGCAAACAAGACAATTCGAAAACAAAGAAGGTCAAATGGTGTATTTAACAGAAGTAGTTACAGACAACATTCAGTTAATCAATACAGGTAGAAATAACCAAGAATCACAACAGCAAAACAACTTTAACAATCAACAACCACAACAACAGCGAGGACAAGCGCAAAATAATTGGCAACAGCAAAACAACCAAGCAGAAGGTAATCAACAACAAGGAAACCCTTTTGCTAATGCTAATGGTCCAATTGATATACAAGATGACGATTTACCGTTCTAAATAAAAAATACAAAATATATAAAATGAAATAAAAGGAGTAAGAACAATGAACATAGATTTAGTAAAGGAATTAACGGAAGAACAAAAAGCACTAATGAAACATAATAGCGTAACAAACAAGATGTTTAACAAACGAATTAATCAAGGTTGGTCACTAGAAGAAACAATATCATTACCAAGAACTTTCAAAATGGCAAACGACGGATTAATTTATAAGCAACTGAATGTTAAAGGTAATTTATACCACCTTTCAAGTGAACAGTATTTGCATTTAGTAGAAATTGGCGTTGATTTAAACCGAATTTATACACGCATTGCGAAAGGGGAGCCTTTTGAAGTTGCGATAAAAAGAAAAGTAAGTGAGAACATAGAAGATTTTGAAGAACGATTGTTTATCGAAGAATATAACGAAAATAAAAAACAGAATGTAACCAAAGCAAAAGAGTTAAGAAATGATACTAAACAAGACAAAGCTCAAAAAGTAAAATTTAGTAAGTATTGGAAAGTCACATATAACCAAATGATGAAACAATTCTAGGAGGTCAACAAATGAGTTTACAAGTTGAAACAATAAGTGGATATACGGACAACATGGCAGACTTTGAAAATTTGTTAAATGATTTTATAAGTAGTCATTCGATAATCTATCCAATCGACTATAAAAGCGTTAGTCCACAAAATGACGCACCACAGATAATAGCGCTAGTCACATATGAAACGAATAACGAGCAATGGCAAGATATTTTTAATCAAGTTAAAGACTATGATTATAACGAATTGTTAACAGCCGTATTAAAATTAAGCAACGTAAATTTTTCAACAGACACGATAGGTAATATAGTCACACGATATACAGACCCAACGGAATCAATTACAAGTGATTTGGCAAAGTTACACGATGTACAAATCGAATTTGATAAAGATTTAGACGGGGAGGTATAACAATGTATTAGACAGAAAATAAAGGAATAGATAACTATTCCTTTTCATTTTGTTCAAGTTTAATTTCGTGTTTGTTTTTAGCCTCAACAAGCACCCAAGCAATAATAAAATGTAAAACGTGAATGAGAATTAAAAATTTAATTGGTATAACACCTTGGTAAACAATTGAGTACATGGAATAACCACCATCAATACCGAAAGCTATTCTTTCATTCCATTTTATAGCGTAATCGAATAATGGAGTATAATCTTTAATTACTTCTTTGTTAGATGTATTTATTTTATAGGTGTCGCTTGTTGTATCTAACCTAATTTTTGAAATGGATACACTATCAATTACAGATTGTTGTATTGTTTTTGAAAAGTTGTATTGTTGAAAGACTTGGTTTGAAAGTTGTTGTATATCATTTTTACTTATAATATCACTTACTTTAGGCGCTAATTTCATAGGCTTTACCAACGATTCTATGTCGATAGTACTAGCGATTTTGAAATTTCCAAGTAATTCTTCTTTATCCATTTGTAATGCTTTTTTTCGTTGCTGATTCAATTCTCTAAAGTCTATGCCTTTAGTTATTTTTACCAAATCTTTAATATCTTCCGAACTAAATATCATTTGTGAGTTGTTTTTGCTATTCAAAATAATATCCCCTTTATATTAATATATTTCTACCTAATTTATACCATAAACACATGACATTTAAATAACAAAATAAAAGGAGTGAAGATAAATTGAATAATAATCTTAGTGAAAACGAAAATAAGGTAATAAACATTATTGTAGCAATCGTAATGGTTGCCCTAGCATTATTTATAGTATCGGTTTTGGGTGCCGGTGCATATTGGTTATGGGATATGCTATTATGAAATTAATATTAACTGTTTAAATATCACGAATATTTATTGTCTATAAAACTAAAAAAAGCACACATACTATATAAGAAGGATATAGAGGTCATTTAACCTAAAATTGCATAACAAGTAGGTGTTGCCAATTATTCTTTATATTACGGCTTATGTGTTGCTGGTATATCCATTGATTAATAGTGTGATTACAACACAAAAAGGCATTGAACATAAAGACGAAAAAGAAATAGCATTTGGAATATTTTTATTTGCAGTTACTTTAATTATTTATATGGTCGTCACAATGTATTTGTTAATTGACACAACGGTGTTCTAACAAGTATTTTTTATTAGACTTGAGTAACGTAATACGTTAGTATATTGAATAGGTCGCTCAAACCTAACTTTTATATTTATTCAAATTTAATACTCCCACTTAGCAGTTTAACAACGGTTTGCATATAGACAGACCGTTGTTTTTTATTTGTAATAAATAACGTTATACGTTATATTAAATATACGCTTATATTATTCCTTGTACTTTTTACTTACATTAATACCAATAAGAATGGTTTATGTATAAATCAACGCAATACTATATTATGTGTTACTAAACAACGTCAATAAAAGGCGTTGTTTTTTTATTGCATTTGAGTTGAAAAATAACGCAATACGTTATAATATATATTTATAGATTATTTCATCTATACCTTTCTTAGTATTTTTTAGTTTGAGTTTTTCGTATATTTGTTTCCTTATATTTTTAAAGTTTTTGTTTTACTTTTAATTACAGACGTAATTTAAAGCTATGTTTACAAACTCCTTTATTTATTAAGTATGAACTTTTAACCATTGATTAATTTCAATGGTTTTTTTGTTTATATACCATGAAATATACTTTTAGAACTGGTATAATAAATATACAAGTAACATAATACGTTATAAATGTGAAAGAGGGATAGCATGAAAAAATTCATTTTAAAATTAACACGTGCATTTCTGGTTATATCTATTTGGGAATGTTCGAAAACGATATATCAATTTACTAAAGGTTATATGAATTACAAACCAAAAGCACACGTTAAAGATGCTTACGAAAGACCGGACAGTTATTTATTTAAAGTTAAGTAACGGATTAAGAAACACGTACTTTGGAGGCGTTACAATGCACATCAACTATGAGAATTTAAACTTCCAAGATGAACACATAAGTGAAGAATCAAACGATAGATATTTCATGTACTCAATACCCGGCGAGCCTAGTTTGGTAATGATAAATGAAAATGACGAGATTATAGGCGGTTGGGAAGTTAAGAACTTAAATATTGTGCCAATACATGTTGGTACACCGTCGTTTCATAATTTGAATGATTTATTACAAAGAAAAGAAGTAATCATAAATGACTAATACAATATACAAGAATAGAGGGGCTTTCTTAGAAAAAGTAATAGAGAAGTCCAACAACCAATATTTAGAACGTGGTTTAGCATTGATAGACAAGATACCAACACCAATGAGTGGTAACACACGAAAGAATACGTTTCGCTATACAAAGAAAAGTACAGTTGATTTTACAGGTGTAACACAAGGTCGATTTGTTTCATTTGATGCTAAACAATGTAATACACCTAGATTTGAATTTAGTAGATTACAAGAACATCAAGAAAGCTATTTAAAGAACGCACATAAGCAAAAAGGCTTATCGTTTATATTAATACTATTTACTAAAGAAAATGAACTGTATAAGCTCACAATAAGCGAGTACGAGTATTTAAAAGAAAACATGAAACGGAAATCAATTCCGTTAGATTGGTTTAGAGAAAACAAAACACAAATTAAAAGCAAAAACGGTATTTATTACGATTACCTAAATATCGCATAACAAATGAAAAGTGGGTGCTATATTGATATACGAACCAAAGCAAGTTATTAATATGCTTAAAACATACAACGATGATGTTCATACATTACATTGTTTAGTTGAAGAATATAACGACAGCATGGAACCGGGCGCAAGTGCAATGGCATATGGAACTGATGCAATGATGCCAAAAGGTAATGGTGTTAGCGACCCAACATTTAGAAAAGCAAAGCAACTAATGAAAAGCAATAATGTTATTCGTAATTTAGAACAGAAAATAGCATTTATAGATAATAACGCATACAAGCTACACAAAGACCAACATATTATTGTATTTGCTTTACGAATACAAGGGCATACGTGCCAATATATTGCAGATACATTAAGAGTTAAACGAACTAGAGTACAAAACATTATTAACGAGATGGCGCAAGTTATGTGCAAATCTGACGAAGAATATAAGCAGTATAAACAAAAGCATGATATTGCTTAACAATAAGTGACGTTTATTACAGTGAATGACATTCGTAGTCGTTATTTTAAACGGGTGGTAAAATCAAAACAGAACATCAATAAATGGTGTTCTAGTGTTTTTTGTTCATCTGTTTATCTTTTTCTTTTGTTTATTTTGTTTAAAACGTCACTTTTAATTAAGTGGCGTTTATTTTTTTACCATATTTTAATTAAGGAGGTGTGAAAGTGGCAAAACGTATAAGGTTAGAGGATTGGTTGAAAGAAGATAATTTAATACGTGTACAAGGTTGGGCGAGGGACGGACTAACAATGGAACAGATAGCCCATAACATCGGTATTACAAAGCCTACATTATACAAATGGCAAGAAAGAGATACTAACTTTCTTAACGCCCTAAAGGTAAATCGTGATAGTGCTGATAGGCAAGTAGAGAACGCTTTGTTTAAAAACGCAATAGGCTTTAAATATACAGAACAACAATTAACAGATACAGGCGAGGTAGTAGACGTAAAGAAATACGCAAAGCCTAATACAACAGCACAAATATTTTGGCTTAAAAACCGTAAGCAAGAAGTATGGCGAGAGAAACAAAACATTGAACACGCCGGTGGCATAGAACAGAAAGTTGATTTATCGGGATTAAGTGATAAAGATATAGAAAAATTAGCAAAAATGAGTGATGAAGAATGACGATGACAGCAGAACAAAAGAAATTAATTATACAAGAGGCAAGACGTGAAAGCGCAAGGCGTAGTTATCGTAGTTATGTTAAATCGGTACATCATGGAAATTTTGAACATTACGCACACACTGATTTAATATGTGAGTATTTACAACGAATAGCAGACGGCGAGCAAATGCACTTAATGATTGAAATGCCACCACGTCATGGTAAGTCAATGACAGTTACAGAAACGTTCCCGTCGTACTTTTTAATGAAAAACCCTTCAAAACGAGTTATAGCATCGGCTTATTCCGAAGGGTTAGCCCGTAAATTTGGTAGGTTAAACCGTAACAAGTTTGATGAATTTTCGAATGATTTATTTAACCTTAGTTTGTCGGCTGATAACAACAGTACAACTGATTGGGGTTTAGCTGATTACAACGGTGGCATGATTGCTACAGGTATTGGGGGAAGTATTACCGGACAAGGTGCCGACTGTTTCCCACAAGGTACAATGATAGATACAGAAATAGGCAAAATAGATATTAAAGAACTACACGAAATGAAAAACAAACCACGAGTAATTAGCTACAACCACAACAAGCATGTAACCGAGTTAAAACATGTAATAGCAAGCAAGACAAAACAATCAAGTAATATGGGACAAATGAAAACGTTAAGAGGTTACAAATGTGAATCAACAACAGACCATTTGTACTATGTCGTTAATAAAGGTTACAAACGATTGATAGACTTACGGCATGAAGATAAGTTGTTAATAAATGATAATGGATATATCTATCAAGATGAATTTATAAACGGTTATGTTTATGAAAAAGAAACTACTGTTTATGATATCCAAGTAGCAGATAATAATAATTTCTTTGCTAATGATTTATTAGTACACAATTGCATGATAATTGATGACCCTATTAAGAACTCAAAAGAGGCACAAAGTAAAACAATACGTGAGAACATTTGGGACGAATGGGAAAGTACATTATCTACACGTTTACACGACGGCGCAAGTGTCATAGTTATTATGACCCGTTGGCACCAAGATGATTTTATAGGGCGTTTATTAGAGCAATCTCCGTATGATTGGAACAGGTTAAGATTGCCGGCAATTGCAGAAGATGACGACGATTTATTAAATCGTGATGAAGGCGAACCGTTATGTAGAGAATTGGGCTTTGATGAAGAATGGGCAGACCTTAAAAAACGTGAGGTAGGTTCGAGAACATGGGCATCATTATATCAACAAAGACCGTCGCCGGCACAAGGTACCATATTTAAACGTGAATGGGTACAATACTATGATAGAGTGCCACCACAACATGATGATATGTTAGTAAGTTGGGACTTTACCTTTAAAGATAGTGAATCAAGCGACTATGCAGTCGGGCAAGTGTGGATTAAGAAAGGCGCAGACTTTTATTTAATCGACCAAATACGTGCGAAAATGGACTTCACACAAAGCGTTAGAGCAGTAGAAAGCATGAAGAACAAATATCCTAAATGTAGAAAGATATTGATTGAGGATAAAGCAAATGGACCGGCTATCATTACAACGTTAAAACAAAAGATTAGTGGCATTATACCTATTACACCTAAAGAAAGTAAGGTAGCGAGAGCATACGCAGTAACGCCGTTCTTTGAGGCGGGTAATGTATTTGTTGGTAAGAAGGTTCCTAGTGTTGATGATTTCATTGATGAACTAACAATGTTTGATAATGCAGTACATGACGATACAGTCGATGCGATGACACAAGCGTTAAACTACTTTGCATCTAAACCAACGGCTAGTGTGATAACAGGTAACGCATGGTAATATGTAACGTATTAGGTTAATAGATAACCTAAATAGAACTAAGGAGGTACACAATGCAATTTAGAAATCAAAATAACACATGGGTTAAGTTTGATAAAGAAGTCATTAAGCAAGTACATGACGATATGTATTACTACAGGGGCTTATACGAGGGCAGACACCACAAGTTGTTTCCACGTGCAATTAACCTAATTGAGCAAGGCGAGATTATAGATGTGTACAGCACACAAAATGAAGTAGCATCGAAGAACGTTCGCACGCCTTACCTAATGATTAATATTAGTCGTGTGATAGTTGATTTACCTAGTATGCTTGTAGCACGTACACTTAACGGAATTAAGACCAATTACCCAAGTGATAGTTTAGCCCAAGACGATATGTTAAACGACGTGCAACAAACTACAGTAAGCACACAGGCACAACCACAAGAACAGTTTATTGAACAAACAGAAACAAACGACTTTAACGGTCAAACAACAGATAAGCAACAAGAAGTGATAGACCAAATTAAAAAGAATAGTAATATCAATCACACTATGAATCTAAACCAATTACAAATTGACGGTGGAATCGTAGCCGTACCAATGATTAAGAACGGTAAGATTGCAATTGATATTAAAGAACGTAACGTTTACTTTCCACATGATGACGGGCAAGGTGTTGATTTAGTATATGAGTTGGAACCAACACAGCAAGAAGAAGAACGGGGCGTTAGGTTTGTACATGTTTACACTGAAAGAGAAAGTGAAGATGCTGTTGAAACGCTAGATAGATTATATAAATCTAACGATGAAAACAATCTTGTATTAGTTGAAGAACCGGAAATAATCCAAGAGAAACTACAAATTGATGTAGCAGACGCACACAAAGTGTTTAGAGGACGACAAAGAACGTTTGTAAGTTACCTAGCGAACGACCCAACGTTTACGAATAAACTAGGTAATTCGGCTTTACGTGGTATTGCAGGTAAGCAAGAAGAAATAAATTGGACGGTAACACGCACAGCGCAAACGTTCGAACGTAACGGAAAGCCTAGAATATCTATACCAAAAGGAACAATGGAACAGCTTAAAGCAATTGCGCAAGAAAAATACGACGATGAAAACAAGATAGACCACCGTAATTTAGAAGTAACTGAAATAGACGAAAACGGTCAATCAATGCAAATACACCAAATCGACACAAGTAAGATTGGCGACATGAATTATGTAAAAGATATTATTCGTATGATGTTAGCAGAAACGCAAACGTCCGAAAGCGCTATTGAATTAGTTAAGCAACAAAGCAGTGGCACACAATCCGGCATAGCTAAATTCTATGACTTAATGTTATCTGTAATCAAAGCTGAAAAGATTCGTGATGAATACGTAGAGTTTCTACAAAATGCCTTTGAATCGGCTTTATGGTTCGCACATGACAAAGACAATGAAATCATTATCGAAAGACCTAATATCATTGTTAAAGATATGTTACCGAAACCACAAGAAGAAATAAGTACCGAGAACATCGCTAAATACAACGCCGGTGTACAATCGTTAGAAGAAACAATAAGACGCATTAATCCGGAAAAATCGGAAGAATGGGTACGAGAAGAAATTGAACGTATACAAAGCAATCAGACACAAAGCGATAGCATGAGTTTGGACTTAGGCAATCAGTCGTTACAAAACTTCATGAATAATCGTGATGACAACGGCAACCCACTTGATGAAATGGGTAATCCTATTGAACAAAATACAAATACATCAACATTGAATGAGTAGGTGTTATAAATGGCATTGACACCGGAACAGGTTAAGAAGTTATCACAGTTTTTAAAGAACCAAGTTAAAGAATTAGTGAGTGGCGTAAACATCGAAAGCGAGAAAGACACACAACGTATGTATATGGCTATAGAAAAGTTATTTGATAACATAGGGTCAAGCGTACAACAAGAAGTGCCACAAACGATATACGAGCAATACGCAAATGGTTTATCTAACGCACAACAACAATTAATCGATGTAGGATTAATTACAAGTAACGGCGCATTTAATGTGCAAAATGCAATTGCCCAAGAGTTTGTTCATACAGACGCTATAACATCAATCGTCACTGATACTATGCAAGACTTAGCAAGTGCATTTAGGACAGCTAAACAATATTCTAAAAAGAATGTGGACGTTGCAGTAAAAGATGTACAAGAAGAAATAGCAAAAGGTTTAATGGTTGGCATGACTAATAAGCAGATGTCACAAAGAGTTGCTAGAAAGTTTGGCGAACAGGGTATGACTTCATTCGTTACAGTAGACGGCAAACATTTGCCATTGGACTTTTACGCCGAAACAGTAGTAAGAACGAAAACGCAAACGGCATACAATCACAGTCATTTAAACAGATATGCCGAAGATGATATAAAGCATGTTTATGTGACAGGTAATATTCCTACATGTGGGGAATGTGTAAGATATAGAGGGCATGTATTCGCTACTGAACGAGGCGACCAATTCCCGTATATCAATTTATATACAACGTTTCCTAAACACCCTAATTGCCAATGTAACTTTAGACCGTACATCATAGACTTTAAAAGTGATGAAGAAATTAAAAGAGATTTGGAACATTCAAAAACATTTGATGAATCTACAGACAATCGAACGCAGGCAGAAAAAGAACGATACAACACAGACCAAAAGGCAAAGGCTAAAGCAAGACGAAACAGTCTTTCGTATAACAAGATGCGTAACCGATTAGGTAGTGACGGACCGCATACGTTCAAAGAATACCTACAGGTTAAGACAAATGACAACCCTAAATATCATGAATGGGTAGCACAGATGAAAAAAGCCTATGACCCTAACAAAATATCAGATGAAACACAAAGCGCACAGGAAGAACACACAAGCGCAAACAATGTATCTGATACAAATGTTCAAGATGATAATAAACAAGCCGAAAACGATACTCAAAATGCAACACAGGATAATAATTTGTTTGAACCTATCGAAACATTAGACGAATTAATAGATTTAGCACCAACTTTATTAGAAACAATTGATAATACATTTGGAACTAATTTTGCAGATGCACAAAAAAACGAACTTAAATTTGAACTTGATGATTTTGATAAAGAAAACGAAATACCATTCAATAGAAAATCACAGGAAGTTATTTCTGAAATGTTTGGATATAATGAATTACCACAGTTAATTACACAAGATGAATTTGATAAGTTAGACGAAAGTAATAAATTAATGCGTGGGCTTAATGATTTTGGCGATACACCGGCAAGTGAATTAATAGAACAATACAAGACCGGCGAACATTATATAGGTCGTGGAATATTTGGGCATGGTACTTATACAGCAGTAATGACCGAAGAAAATAAAGAACTTGTTTTATCACGTTACGCTAAAGACAACGCAAGTAATATAATGAACATGAAATTTAATGATGATGCTAATGTAATAAGTAAAAAAGATTTGAACAAGATTAAAAAAGAATGGGAAATGGATATTAAATTATCTGATTTAGATACTAATACAAAAGATTTATTAAAAGGTATTACCCGAAATTCTTCAAACTTAGCTGTTATGTTAGGCTATGATGTGTTGTATATTGAAGGACAACAATATTATGTATTATTAAATCGTGGAAAAGTGAGTGTTGTAAATGACTAGAGAAACACAAATGTTTTGGTTAGACAAAATACTAGCGTTAGCAATTGAACGTTATAACATAGCACAATCATTTGATAACGAACAAAGTTTTGATGATGTAATCGAGGCATACGCAGACAACGACCCGTTAGAAAATATATTTATGTTAATGCCTAATGATTTATATAAATATATAGATGATGCCGACAAAGATATAGCGAATGAATACAATAAAAACACAGAAGATTACACGCCATATATGAATTAAATACAGTGGCACAAGTGACGTATATAACATGGTTTGCTATAAAGTAACGTTATACGGTACAATGTAACTTGCAACGAAAGTTGTAGTCATTATATATCCCTCATGTATTTGGCGAACATAAATTTTGAAGGTACACATCAATAAAAGGTGTGTGCCTTTTTTGTTTACCTTATACGTGATTCGTAGGCGTTACGTTACAACGCTAATCCTAATCGGTGTCGCACACCGTAAAAAAAACGTAAGGAGGAATTGTAAATGAGTTTTACAAGAGAAGAATTAAGAGGTATCGGAATTGATGATGATAAGATTGAAGGTATCATGTCACTACATGGGCAAGAAATACAAATTTTTAAAGATAAAGTAAGTCAAAAAGATTCTAAACTTAAAGAGTTACAAACTACTGTTGATTCTTACAAAGAGGACAACGAACAAAAAGATAACGAATTAAAAGACTTACAAGAGAAAGCGAAAAACGGCGATGACTTGCAACAAACGATTAGTGACTTACGACAAGCGAATCAAGAAAAAGAAGAACAACGCCAAAAAGAAGTTAAAGAATTAAACTTCAATCACAGTTTAGAAAATAAATTACGTGATGTTGGCGCACGTAACGTTAAGGCAGTTAGGGCATTACTTGAATCAGATAACCTTAAATTCAACGATGAAGATAACGAGGTTATAGGATTACAAGACCAACTAGAAAAATTACGTGAATCAGATTCTTATTTATTCGTTGAATCTCCAAATACCGATGACCCGGCTCAAGGCTCACAACAGCAACAAGCCCAATCACAATCAAGCAGTTATAACCCCGGTACTAAACAAGGCAATAACGGTTTTAATAACAGTGACGAGGCAATCGGGAAAAGTAATGCACAAAGATTATTAGGTAAGGAGGAATAACCAATGAATTTAAAACCTAAAACATACAAAACATTTGGTAAATCAGTTGAGTTTTTACGTGACGGCAAGAACGTTGAATATACAACAGGTAACACTACTTTAGACGGCTCAACATTCACAGAAGTAACAGAAGTGCCAATTGGTACAGCTATTTTCCGTAATGAAGAAACAGGTTTATTTGAACTTGTAACAGGAAGTACACCGGCAACAATGAAAGGTGCAGTATTAACAGCGAACGATGTAACAGTAGAGCCTAATGAAAATGAAATCGTTAGTGCAGTACGTAACGCATCGGTTATTGAGGCACGTTGTAAAGGTGTTACAGATAACTTTAAACAAGCGACACAAGGTTATATCAGATTTGATATTTAATCACATCATAAGGAGGATTATTAATGGTATTAGAAGATAAACGCTTACAACAACCGAGTTTAAAATCGTTTGTTAAAGAGGCTGACAAATTACGTTCGGAAGATACGCCGAACCAGTACCCTTTAGCGAGCGCATACCCAGTTGAAGAAGTAGAAGAAATTGAAAATGTTTACAACATTGTAGAGCAACAAATTAATGCGTCGGCATCAATTACAGGTTTTAACGCAGGCGCACCAATTAGAAACAAAGGACAAGGCAAACAAGCAATTGCAAGCCTTACTAAAATTCAAAACGCTAATTTCTTAGATGAAATTGAAATGTATCACTACAGAAACCCACGTAATGATGCAGAACGTCAAAAAATTGTTGATGGTGTTTTAATCGACACGAACGAGTTATCGGTTTCAGTTGATGACACAGTAGAGTATATCCGTTCTCAAATGGCTTACAACGGTCGTGTAGATTATGCAGACCCAATGACGCAAACACGTTTAACTTTCGACTTAGACCGTCCGGAAGGAAACAACATTACAGTAGCGAACGAATGGGGAACGGAACAAGGCGCACCAATTACAGACTTACAAAACGCAGTTAAGCAATTCCAAAAAACTAATGGTCGTAAGAAACCGGAAGTTATTAACATGAACTCAACAACTTACAACAAGTTAGTTGGTTCCGGACAAATCAAAACAGAATTATTTAACGACACAAACAGTCCACGCATTGTTAAAGATGACGACGTTATAGCGTTATTCAATTCTGTTAAGTTGCCACCAATCGTTATTGATGACACAGAAACGGCAATTGAAAACGAACTTGGCGAGATTGAAACACACGAACACTTAGCAGACGACAAAGTAGTATTACGTTCATCTGTATTAGGTTCTACTATGAGTGGACCAAGTGTTGAAAACAATTTTGAAAAAGGCAAATTTGTTATTACTGTAATTGACAAAGACCCAGTAACAGAAAAAACAATTGTAGGACAAGTTGTTATGCCAGTTACTAAAAACGTTAACGGTACAGTTTACCTTAACGTAGCGCCAACAAGTAGTGAAACTACAGACGGTGGAAGTACAGGCGACGGCACAGTAGACGACGGAACAACAGCATAATTAATTAGAGGTGTTTTATGATGAAGAAATGTAGAGTTATACAAGGCTCAATATCACATCATAAATCATTAGTTAGCACAGGCGATTATATTTATCTAAACGATGACGAATATAGTCGCCTTAATCAATTGGTGGAAGTTGTCGAAGAATCAGACGATGAAACGCCAAGTGATAAAAACAGTGTTGACTATGAATCAATGACAGTTAAAGAGCTACAGGAACTAGCAAAAGATAATAATATCGAAGTTGGTCGTAAGGCTAAAAAATCAGATTATATTAATGCTTTAAAAGAATTAGAAACGTGAGGTGTAAGGTATGGCAATAAACGAACAAGAAGTTAAAAGTTATTTATTAAAACTACCCACACCGGATTATTTCGATGACTTAACAGAAGATGCACTTACAAAGCATATATTTAGCGCACAGGAACAAATTAACGATTTCCTAACCAACTATCCTAATGTAGATTTATCAAAGCGTATGATAGCCCTACAGACTTTATACAATGTTGAATCAGAGTATGAAGGCATAGCGATGTTGAAAAGACAGGGAATCACTGATTATACTGTCAAAGATGTGAAAGCCGTATTAGAACAAGACGAAATATTAAGCCCTAACGTTGTTTCTATTATTGAAAAGGAACACGAGAAAAACGGTACACCGAAAACAACAATGCGAGTAGGTAGGTTAATATGATTCCACCAATGCGACAAAGCATTACAATGTCTGTACCAATACTTGATGAAAACGGTAATGAAAGTTACAACGATTACGGACAGCCGTTAACTGATACATCAACATTCAAATGTCGTGTTAATGAACACGCTGAATTACAAAGAAGTAAAACCTTTGTATATGATGACGCAGTAGACGAGGTAGACGTAATGCACAATGTACCGGTTCAAACAGGTGTTAAAGTTGAGTACACGACAAGACGTGGGACAGTTAAGACGGGTACCGTTAAAAGTTATACGGAAACTACTAATTTGTCGGCAAGTAGAACTTATTTTAGAACGTTGATTATCAATGGCAAATAAACATTTTGGTATCAATAACCAAGATACACAAAGTTTTATTGCCAAGATGAAAACGGCTGATAAAGAATTAGTTACCAATATGATTAAAAAGGCAAATAGAGTAGGCTACCAAGTTGAGGCAGATGCGAAAGCATTGGCACCAAGAGATACGGGGCAGTTAGAACAATCAATAAGAAGTACCGGCGCAAAATATGCAAACGGTCAATTATCATTATCTGTTGGTTCGCCGTTAGTTTATGCGTTGCGTAGACACGAAGAACCGGCAAGGAAAGGCATACATGATAAATACGCTAGGGGCGTTAGATATTCGGACTATTATTACAACGGACGGGGCGAGTTAACACGTGCTAAACCTAACGTAGGTAGTTTTGAACCGGGTAGAAAATACTTAACCAATGCAAAACTACTTAATCAAAATAGGTGGCGCACTCAATTGGCTAACGTCGTTACTGAAACTTATGGAGGTTAAACATGATAGAACAAGCGATAATGAATTATTTAAAATCGAACATACAAACAGATATGTTAATTTCTATGAATTTCACTACACGTAACGATAATACGATTGTTGTTTATAGCGACCCCGGAGAACCGCCGAGCATGTATGAAGGTCAATTGATAAGACCACGTTATCAAATAATCGTTAAGTCGTCTGATTTTGCTAAAGCAAATGATGTAGCAATAGAGATTTACGAGGCATTACACCAACATAGGTATGACACTATGACAGTTAGTTATAAGACACGTGAAATTGATTACAATGTGTTTTCAATAGACGGGTTGCACCTACCGGCAAGGTTGGGTGTAGATGAAGATAACATCATGTCATATAGTTTAAATTTTGAAACACAAATCAAGAAAGCAAGCGAGCGCAAAATATAGCGTTCGCTTTTTTAATGCAAATTAGGAGGCAAAAGGAATGACACAACAAAAAGTATTTCCGTTCGCTGATAAAAGCGACCATATTAAATTAAACTTACAGCACTTTGCACAGGCTACACGTCGTGGCGATGATGAAATTATATTCGGTATTTCGGATATTATCATTGGCGAAGGCGACGATATTATTAAATTCGACGGTAAAAACGGCGATAAAGATAGTTACTTACAAGCCGAAGGTGGTTCAGTATCATTTGAACCGGAACTTGAAGATGTGGTAATTGCCGATTACGGTAACAGCCCATACGACCAACGTTCAACAGGTTATAACGTAACAATAAGTATTGTCGCAGCGCAACAGACAATTGATATGCTATTACTTGCAATTGCCGGTACTGATACTGTAGACGAAGACGGTAAAATTACAGGTGTAGCAGATGCACCATTAGGCGCATCAAACCGTAAGAACGCTAAACCGGTACGCATTCATAGACGTGCAGAAGGCGACAATCACGACAACGATATTAACATTTACAAAGCCGGCGCAAACGATGAAGTAGAAATTTCAAGCGCAAACGAACAAGGTTCACTTGAAATCTCAATGAGTGCATACCCACGTGATAACGCAAACCCTAGCCGTAAAGGTAACTATTTCTTTACAGGTGCAGTTGACCCTAACGGCATCTTACCGAAATGGAACGACTTATTAAACGGCAACACTTCAAACACAGATAACACATTAGTTTCAAGCATTGCATTTAATAGCGAATCACAAACGTTAGCAGTTGACGAAACAGTAACATTACAACCAACAGTACAACCGTCCGGCGCAGTTGATAAATCATTAACTTACGCATCAAGCGATGAATCAATCGCAACTGTAGATAACGCCGGTGTAGTTACAGCAGTAGCAACAGGCGAGGCAACAATTACAGCAACGGCAAATGACGGTAGCGGTGTAACAGCATCAGTAACAGTAACAGTTTCATAATAGTTTCAAGAGTTAGAAGGTAGTCAAATTGGCTACCTTTTTTATTTTTCAAAAACAATATTTTAAGCAAAACAAACAATTATCGGAGGAATTTTAAATGACTAAAGTAAATATTCAATTATTCGACCAAGACAAACAAGGTAACTTACACGAAACAGACCAATCAAAAGCAGTAGAAATTAAAGCGATTAGACCCGGACAATTAGGCGCAATTGCAAAAGTTGTTAATGGTATTCAAAAAGATTTACAAGATAACAAAGAGTTTCAAGATACAGTAATTAAACTATTCGGACAATACACAGAAGGCTTTGATATTGGAGATTTAATTCGTAGTGAAGATTTTAATATTTTCGATGTATTATCGGCGTTTGGTTTCTTAGTCGAGAAAGTACCGGAAAGAACAATTGAATTGACGAGTGTAGCAAGTGGTATTGATAGCGCTTACTTAGAAGTGCAAGATATGGATACTTTCTTTGAAGTTATTGAGGCAATCGTTGAAGTAAATGATATTGAAAAAATCGTTAAACGTGTTAAATCACTTATGGATAAAGTGGGAAAGGCAGTGAACTTCAACAAGGGAACAAAACAAACAACGAGCAAGAAACAATAACAGTCGAAGATAGTTTAGTATATACGCTTAGTCCAATCGTTGGTGGTCGTGAACAAGTCATAGACGCACCGGCGGTTGATTTACTAGGTTATTTATTGATTCACTTTGAAACCTTAGAGCAAGAGGCAAACACAGAAAAACAACGCTTGTATCTTAATCACTTATCACGTATGCACGCAAACCCACAAGACAAGAACCAAGCAAAAGCAAATAAAAAATTCATGAAGAACATTGAACCCGGAAAAGAAGGTAACGCCGGACAAAATCAAGCACGTTCAAATGATGATTTGCAGTGGGACGACATCGACAAGTTAAAACGAATCGAAAACTCATAGCGGTATACAACAAGTGGTAAGAAAGGAGGGAAAAAGTGAATGGCTGAAATGGATAAAGTTAATGTAAAGTTTAATGCTGATGTAACGAAGTTTACAAGAGCCGTAGACCGCATGGAAAACAAGATGCGTGAGTTTGATGATAAGACAACATCAACTGAAAAGAACGTTAATAAACGTTTTGATATGATGAACACATCGGTTTCTAAAGTTGATAAATCAATGGCTGAAATGGGCGATGACGTAGATTTAAGCAATATTAAAACAGAGTTAAACAGTGCTAAAAAGGAATTTAAAGACACTGGTAGCGTATCGCAAAAGACCTTTACTAATTTACAGAAATCAATATCTAATGTTGATACATCTGAAATGACAAGCAAGACAGGTAAAGCGTTTAACACATTATCAAAAGACGTTGGCAAACTTGATACACAACTTACAGAAATTGACAAAATTAATTTCGGCAAGTCATTGGGCGATGATTTCAAAACAGTTGGATATAGTTTTAAAGACTTACAAAGCAAATTAAATAGCACTGAATTATCGTTATTTAGTATGCAAAAGAAAATGAACGACGCTGATTTTAAAGCGTATTCAAAAAGTATGCACGAAATCAACGCAACATTGCATCAAGCCGAAAAGGAATTTAAACAGTTTGGTAACGTATCATACGAAACGACGCAACAGTTAAACAAGAACATCAAAAGCATTTCATTTTCACAGCTACCGGGCAAGGCAAAAATTGCGTTTAATTCAATCCGTAACGAAATGACTTCACTCAACAAAGATATTAAGTTTATGAACGATAAATTTAGTACAACAACACGTGTTGTTAATAGTGTTGGCGGAACTGTTAAACGTACGCTTGGTGGTATGAGAAACGATTTTTCAAAAACGTTTAAGACGATAAATAAAATCGGTAATACCTTGCGTAACGTTGGCGAAGTAGCTAGTGGTATGTTTAAAGGTTTAATGATTTCAAGTTTTACAGCAATCATACCGGTTGCCGGTGCAGTTGTTTCGAGTGTAATGGCTATTGGTTCATCATTAACAGCCGTAGTCGGTGGTGCCGTTGGGCTTGCCGGTGCATTTGGTATAGCCGGTGCCGGCGCAATGACAATGGTTGGCATGTCAAAACGTGCATTAGCAATGCTTGATGAAGGATTGTTAAAAGCAACAGCAGAAACAAGAAAATATCAAGATGCGTTAGCCGGTATCAAAACCCAATTTGATAATTTGGTTAGAGGTAATCAAGCACAAATATTTAATACTATGACTAATGGTATTAAGACAGCAAGCTTTGCCCTAGACCAACTCACACCGGCTATAAATGAAATTGCTAGTATTACATCAAAAGCATCAAACAAGTTGCTAGAATGGGCGCAGAATAGCAAGAACGCACAAAACATGTTTAGTATCTTAAACAAGATAGGACCACAAGTATTTAAAAACATTTTAAATGCTATAGGTAGTTTTGGCGACGGCGCAGTAGCCTTATTTAATAAACTTAATCCATTGTTCACATGGGCATCACAAGGCTTTGAGAACATGGCACGTAGTTTCCAAAAATGGGCTAACAGTACATCAACGGCAAACGGCATTAAAGACTTTATCAGTTATACAAAAACAAACCTACCGATTTTAGGTAGCATATTTGGGAATGTATTTCATGGCATAATCAATTTGTTCAAAGCATTTAGCAGTGAAACAGGTTGGGTGTTAAATGGTTTAGATAGCATGACTAATAAGTTTAAAAATTGGTCGGCTACATTAAGTCAAAATAAATCGTTCCAAAATTTCCTTGCTTATATAAGAAAAAACGCCCCAATGGTTGGGCAGTTAATCGGTAACATTGTTGATGTGTTTGTACAGTTTGTAAAAGCAGTATCGCCAATAGGCGCAACAGTGTTAAGCATTGCGGTTAAAATAACCAAAATGACAGCCGGGTTTATGAAAGCACACCCACAAATAACTAAATTTATAGCATCGGCGGTAGCCTTATCCGGAATCATTAAAGCCGTTGGTATAGGTATCGGAATTTTATTCCCAATTATCAGACGTTTGGGAATGGTGTTAAAAATATTACCGCCAATCATGAAGGCAGTAGGTTTAGCAATACGTTTCATGGGTGGACCGGTAACAATCATTATTGGAATCATTACAACGCTTGTTGGTGTGTTCATTCATTTATGGAAAACCAACGAAGGTTTTAGAAATGCGGTAATAGGAATATGGAAATCAATTAAATATTGGGCGGTAACGATTTTTACAGCCGTTAAAAATTTCCTAGTCTTTATATGGACGAACGCAAAAAACCTTGTAATGAAAGTTATTCGATTGTGGTGGCAAAACCTTAAAGCGAATTTCCTATTTTGGAAGTCTACAATATCAATGATTTTTAATGGTATTAAAGATTTCTTTGTTTGGGTTTGGAATTTAATTAAAACACAAGTCATTGCAAGAGTTGTACAAATGTATAACCAAGTTAAGACGTGGTTTAATCAACTTTGGAACAGTATTAAATCAATCTTTACAACAGTTAGAAATTGGCTTTTTGCCGTATGGCTTGCCATTTATTCAAAAGTGAGTTATTACGCAAGGTTGATTTGGACGAGTGTTAAGAATTATTTCACTAACTTATGGAATAATATCAAACTTATTTTCACAACCGTTAAAACGTGGTTAGTTAATACGTGGAATTTCATTTATGGAAAAGTAACAGCTTTTGCAAAATGGATATGGACGGGTGTTAAAAACTACTTCACTTGGTTATGGAACAGTATTAAATCAATATTCACGACTGTTAAGAACTGGTTAGTCAATACGTGGAACTTTATTTATAGAAAAATTTCAAACTTTGCAAGGTTAGTTTGGTCGAAGGTCAAACAATACTTCACATGGTTATGGAATAGCGTTAAATCAATATTCACAACCGTTAAAAATTGGCTAGTTAGTACGTGGAATTATCTTTATAGAAAAATAAGTAATTCCGCTAGGTTAATTTGGTCCAAAGTGAAAAATTACTTTACTTGGTTATGGAATAGTATTAAATCTATCTTTACAACGGTCAAAAATTGGTTAGTAAGCACTTGGAATTATATTTATGGTAAAATTTCAAGTTTTGCTAGGAAAATTTGGACGAAAGTTAAAAATTATTTCACTTGGTTGTGGGATAGCATTAAATCAATTTTTACAACAGTTAAAAACTGGTTAGTTAGTACGTGGAATTACATTTCTGATAAAGTGACTTCATTTGCACGCTATATTTGGAACAAAGTTAAAGACGCTTTTAATTCCTTATGGCGTTCTATCAAATCAATTTTCACATCTGTTAAAAATTTCTTATATGATACTTGGCGAAAAATCAGAAATACAGTAGTAGATTTAGCAAAAAAAATATTCAACGGTGTTAAAGATTATTTCACAGATTTATGGAATACATCTAAACGCATTTTTAACAACGTGTTTGATTTCCTTTCGGATATTTGGGACACAATCAGAAATACAGTTGTCGATACTGTAGCTGATTTATGGGACCGAGTAGAATCAACGTTTAACAATATGAAAAATGGTTTATCAAATATTATTGATAAAATCAAAGGTTTCATAGATGATATGGTCGATTCAATTAAAGACGGATTAAATAAATTAATTGACGGTATTAATTGGGTTGGCGACAATTTAGGTATTGATAAAGAGATACCACATTTAAGCACTGGTACAACACACAATCAACAAGTTAATAGAAAAGTTAAAACATCAAGTGACGGTGCATTAAAAGAAGGTACATTTGCTACAGTTGGCGACAAAGGTAAAGGTAATGGACCGGGTGGTTATCGTAATGAAATGATTAAATACCCAAACGGCAAAATATCATTTACGCCAAATAGAGATACCAACACTTACTTGCCTAAAGGTTCAACAGTTTATAGTGGTAAACAAACACATGCACTATTAAACCAAAGTCCAACCAACAGCACGCTAGGTGGCGACGCAAACCCACGCTTAAACGGTGGTACTGTCGGCAACGCATTTAGTTGGGCAAGCGATAAATTAGGACAAGGTTATAATTGGACTAAAGACAAAGTAGGCAAAGGTGCAGATTGGCTTAAAGATAGCGTCGGCGATGTTATGGATTGGGTCAAGAAACCCGGTAAATTACTTGATAAAGCGCTTGAAGGATTTGGCGTTGATTTTGGGGATTATTCCGGTATCGTTGGCGACTATGCTAGAGGTGGATTAAAACGCCTTAAAAAAGGTGCAGAAGAAAAAATTAAAGGTTGGTTTGCACAAGTAACAGCCGGCAACAGTAGTTTCTTAGACTTTTCGCCGGGTAATCTTAATTTCCCATATAGTCCAAACGGTAGAGCGCCCGGTTATCCGTTTGACAGTCCACACATGGGCATTGATTTAAACTATATCTATGAGAAAGTTTATTCAACAATCAGTGGACTAGCAAGAGCAATACCGCAAGACGGTAGCGGTTTTGGTAATCACGTATCTATTAAAAATGGTAATGGTTTAGAAGCTATTTACGGACACCTAAGCGATTTTGCATTTGACGGAACGAAACAAGTTAAAGCCGGCGACAAACTAGGTACATCGGGCGATACGGGGCGTTCATCGGGACCACATCTTCATTACGAAATGAGGCAAGACGGCAAACCATTTGACCCGTTACCATGGTTGAAATCACATGTTGGTGGTTCCGGCGGTAACTGGGACGTTAAAGGCGCATTGAAAAAAGCCGGTTTACCAACTTCAAAAGATTATGTGAGTGCATGGCAAAGACAAATACAAACCGAAAGTGGAGGCGACGCTAAAGCTATCGGTGGCACAGACGGTTTATTAGACGGGCAAGCTAAAGGACTTGTACAAGTTAAGCCCGGTACATTTAACGCCTTTAAACTACCCGGTCATGACAACATCATGAACGGTACGGATAACCTAATTGCCGGTATGCGTTACGCAAGTGCTAAATACGGTTCATCATTACTTGATGTAATCGGTCATGGGCATGGTTATGCTAGTGGTGGAATTGTTGATAGTCCCGAAATCGCATGGCTTGCCGAAGGTGGTTTCAGTGAATCAATAATAAGTCACGACCCTTCAAACAAAGTTAAATCACAAGCTATTTGGAAAGAAACAGGCGACAAGCTAGGTTTCAGTACCGAAGGCGAAACATTACAACGTATTATGCAACTTATTGAAGAAAGCAACGAAACGAACGAAACAATAGAATTAAATACACGTAACAGCGGTAACAATCCAATTTATCTTAATAATAAGAAAGTTGGTAAACAAGTTGCCGAGCCGGTTAAAAATGAAATTGAAAACATCGAAAGAAGAAACAAACACTTTAATCGTAGATAGAAAGGAGGTTGCTAATGAGTAATTTCTCATTTAATGGTATCGAAAAAGATTACTGTTATTATACCGACTATAAAACAAGTTGGGGGCAAGACAGAGAAATTAACACTACTGATGTAAACGGACGGTCCGGTACCGTCCTAACATCTGTTAGAGATAAAGTTAGAAAAATCGAAGTTAATTTATTAATTGATAGTTTGGAAGTTGGAGAAAGTTTGGAACACGTCGCCGAAGATTTGGCAGACTGGTTAACAACCGACGAACCAAAACCGATACAATTCGCTAGAGAACCCGACAGAATATATTACGGGATATTAGAAGGCGCAATTGATAAAGATTATTTTGTTAATTTTGGTAAAGCTACAGTTAATTTTCTTTGCATCGACCCTTATAAATACGCTAGAGAAAAGACAAAACAAACAGCAATTTCAGACCAAGCATCATTATATAATGAAGGCACGAAAGATACACCAATCGTGATACAAGCAAGAGCGTTAGAACCAAGTAGTCACTTTATGATTGCAAAAGGATATAACGGCGATAGCGACGAATTTTTTATGATTGGCGATGATGATGTAACGAAAGATATAGAAAATTATTACCCTCCCATATACCACACAGAGTTTCACAGTTTTACAGGTTGGAACAAAATGGTAGACGGTAATATACCCGATAGGTTTTTAGGTGGCGAAGTTGGTGGTAATTTTGAAATTGCTAATGCTGACGAAAGTTTTAAAGCAACAGATTTTCCGGACGGTTCCGGTTGGGTTGGTGCAGGCACTAAACGTTCATTACCTCGTACAGCTCAAGATTTTCAAATCACATATAAAGTTTTGGTTGAACAAGGAGGTTTAGGCGCAGGGCGTACAGCTCAACACATTTACGATACAGATAATAGATTGATAGCATCAATCGGATATGAAAATGTCTATCACAATCGCAAGTCCGGACACATTGTTGTTACATTGTTTAATCAGAATGGCGACCACCGTAAAATTTACGACCACCAAAACGCACCATTCACACGTAAATTCGACCGTATGGTTGTGTATATGAGATTAAGACGTAAGGGTACAAACTTTCAAGTTAAAACATGGAAGTACGACCATATGAGCGACCCGTTAAGAACACGTCCGGTTGATGTTCATATTGAAGAATTTACAGACGGTGGCGAATTTTATCAACGTCCTATTGGGGCTATATCAATATATAGTGCTAAATATAGTGGCTACGATTGGATGGAAATGAACGGTTTGGGGTCATTCAATACAGAACTTTTACCTAAAAAAGATGGTACAAGAGATATGATTATACAAAAAGGCGATGATGTAAAAATAGATACACAAAACAATACAGTTGTAATAAATGAGGAACCCGTATTAAACGAAAAAACTTTTGCTAGTGACTTCTTTAATATAGAAAGTGGATTAAATGAAATGATTATAATGCCGGAAAATACTTTTGATACAACGTTTTATTGGCGTGACAGATACTTATAAATTGATTGGGGGTGTTTAATTGATACATCTATTAAATTTTAGAGGCGAAATAATAGATTTTATTTCAGAAAAAGACGGTGCTTTGTTCGAGGCAAAACATAACAGGCAAAAAAAGGATAAGAAAGAAACGTTTGATTTTTCAATCCTTTCAAGTCGAGCAGAGAAATTTAGAGAACGCAATCGAGTTATTACTCAAGATAGCAACAGACAATATCGGGAATTTATTATAACTGGTGTTTCTGATGATATGGACGGTATAACCGAAATACAAACTAATGCATCATATCTTGAAAATATTGGAACAGCTAAACCATTCGTTCCGGGAGAATTAAAAGATATGACGGCAACACAAGCCTTGTATGAAGTGTTAAGAGATACAGGTTGGGAAGTAGCGCCCGATACAGAATACAACGGCTTAAAAACAACAACATGGACGGAACACAAAGCCCCTTACGATGTAGCGTTACAGCTTGAAACTACTTATGATATGGAATTAGATTTCTATATCGAACTAGGTTCGAACAAAGTTGAACATCGTTACGTCGTATTAAAAAAACCTAAACGATTATTCAAAGGTAAAGAAGTTAATTTTGGTAAAGATTTAACAGGATTATCAAGGGAAGTTGATTTTACTGAAATTAAAACGGCTTTAATGGTTGTGGGTCCCGAAGATGACGACGGAAACACAACCGAAGTTATCGTTACAGATGACCAAGCACAAAGACAATTTGGTTTACCTCAACGTTATATATGGGACGTATACAAACCGGAATCGCAAAACAGCGATATAACAGAAAGTCGTTTGATAGCATTGGGCGAAAATGAATTAGATAAAATCAAAACAGCAAGTGTTACTTATGAAATTTCATCGCTAGATATAGACTATTTACATCAACACGAATCAACATCAATCGGCGATACAATTAGAGTTAAGGACACAGACTTTAACCCACCGTTATATTTAGAGGCGGAGGTTATCGGCGAAGAATACGACTTGCTAGGTAAAGAAAGTGTTTACTCATTCGGAAAAGTCATACGATATAGCGAAGAAGATTTAACACAATTCTTTAGACAACGCTTACAGGAAATTAGAAAAAAATTAAATGATGATATTACAAACCTTAATACCCAACTACAAGAAACGGCAGAATATACAGAAAAATATTACGAACAAAAGATTGTTAAACAGCCCGAACCGCCCACAAACCCCGTTGACGACATGTTATGGTACGACACAAGCAATCCGGACGTTGCGGTATTAAGAAGATACAGAAATGGAGAGTGGCACAACCAAACAGCAAGCGACGTACAACAATTAGGTGGTATGACAAGGGAAGAAACGATTTACAATGAATTAGTAAGCACATTTGAAGATTTACAATTACAACATACGATGCTACAAAGTGATGTATACGATGTAATAAATAGTCAATATTTAGTTGATACCAATTTAAAAGAGCAAGTGCAGACAAACCTAGATAATGTAAGTGTTGTATTTAATCAAATCAAAACTAATTTAGATAGCATGGATAAAGATACGGCTACAATCGGTAAATTGATTGATACACAAGCAATGTTCCAAAACTATAGGGAATCGCTACAAAAACTAAATGATAGCGTACAAAACGCTAAAATAAGCATTGACGAGCGTATAAAATTATTACAACAACAATACACCGAAGAAAAATTTAACGATGCAATGACGGAAGTAGCAAAAACATTGCCTAATGGGGAATGGAACAGTGAAACAGGTCAATTATTAGCAGATATACCTAACCAAGAGCAGTTAACAGATTTAAAAACAACCGTTAATGCTTATGTAGACGGCGAAATAAAAACGCTTAACGATAATTTAGTAGATAAGATTAACACCGATATTACAGCGACAAAAGAAGAATTAAGCGCTAGTGTTTCAAGCGTCGAAGAAAAGGTAGACGGTTTAGAAGTGGGCGCACGAAACTTATTAGTAAGTTATGCAGACCAATATAACGGTTTGGTTAAATCATATATTGAAAGCACAGAAAGTTTTGAGTTTTCCGGTTTTGGCGATAATCTTTATTCAAGTGAATATATCAACCAAAAATTGAAACCCGAAGAAACGTATACGATTTCTTATGATGTTGAAGTTATCGGACTAACGGACGTAGCAGAACAATTAGAACCTACAATGTTATCTACTGGATTAATTCTTTTTGACAGAACGACAAGTGATTTTGCAATGCACGCAAGAAAGAAAATGCCACGTGAAATAGGTTATACCGAACATATTTCAGAAACATTTGAAATGAAAACCGGCGATTATGATTTAGTAGGCTATTCTAATTTGTTTAAAGGTAATGTGATTGTCGATGATACAACGAACAATGATACAAACGACACCACAGAAAGCACACAGCCTACCACAGACGAACAAAACACAACAACAGACACAAACACAACCGAAACAACAACAGACGATACAACAAGCACTCAAGAGCCTACACAAGACACAACAACAACAGACGGCACAACAACAGACACAACAACAGACGGCACAACAACAGACACAACAACAGACGGCACAACAACAGACACAACAACAGATGGCACAACAACAGATACAACACAAGATACAACACAAACTGTTGAAGTATCAGAAAGTGACACAATTAGAATTACTAATTTAAAACTTAAAAAAGGTACAGTGGCTACAGATTGGACCCCGGCGCCCGAAGATTTTAAAAATGATATTAGTAGTATTGGTGCAACAGTCGAAGAACAAAACACAGAGATTTCATTGATGAAAGACAATATAAATTTAAAAGCAGATAAAACAACGGTTACACAACAGCTTGGCGAAGTTGAATCACAAGTTCAAGACAATACAGCACAATTAGGTATACAAGCTGATGAAATTAAAAGCAAAGTATCAGAAAGTAAATATACAGCAGACCAAGAAAATGTGGTAAGTCGTTTGGATAGTGCAGAAACAGAACGCCAACAATTAAGTGATGAAATTAATGATAGAGTAACGTTAACCGAATATCAGAATCTTAACATTGGTACACGTAACTTAATGTTAGAAACAAAAGAACGTGACGATTTCATAGGTTTAGAAGATACTCATAGGTATATTGAATATCAACTTACTAGACCATTAACCGTTGGCGATGAATACACATTGTCTTATGAAATTTATGATTTGTCCGGAGAACCGATAAATCGTGTTAGTTATTTACCATATGACCCGGTAGGCGAAAGAAAAGATGTATCAGTCGTAGATAATAAAGTAATTGCAACGTTTACAGCGCAAGCAAAAAGCGAAAAGATGTATCTTTACAAAGGGCTTGCCGGAATGACAGACCCAACAAAAGACTTTGTTATTAAAAATGCAATGTTAGTTGAAGGTAATAAAGCCGGCGATTACGCCGAGGCACCGGAACAAGCCGATACACGATTGAACGAAATGGAAACATCAATAACGCAAAACGGAAAACAGATACAAGACCGAGTTAGCTTAACCGAATTTAACGAAAGTAATAAAACGTTATCGCAAGTTATTTCAACGCTCACACAAGACACTACAAACGGTTTAACATATACGTTTGATGAAAACGGTAAGATAACAAGTTTTAACGTTGGTAATGACGGTGTGACAATCAAAGGCGATAGCGTAGATATTACGGTCAATGATGATTTTAAAGTCGTAGCACAAGATTTAAACAACAAAGTAGACCAAGACAACATTATTAACCGTTTAAACTTATCGCCCGAAGGTTTAGATGTTGACGTTAATAATTTAGGTATAAAAGGTGGCGACGGTTCAAAAAACTATGTAGATATTAGAAATAGCAGAATCGAATTAGGTGGCGAAGTCACTAGAACATGGCGTGGCGAAACAGGAACCGACAATATATTTACAAGTTTACATGACGGCTATCTAAGGTTTAGAAATGAAGATACTGATTCATCACTATATATGTCGCAATTTGGTATATCTACATTCAAAGACCAAAACGGCGATTATGTAGATTCTCCCGGTGCATCTTCCGGTACTATTGCATGGTGGGATTCAACATACAGCCCTACAGATGCACATGGCATTACTATAAACAGTTGGGGCGGAGTTGCAGCGTTAACGAGTTACCAAAATAGAGTTATGGTACGTGCCGGTGGTTCTGTAAATCTTGAAAGTACAAAATCTAATATCTATATACGCCCCGACTTAGATAATTTAGGGGATAACACTTTTTCTTTCAACATATCAGACGGCAGAGAGTACAAAGACGGTTATATTATGTTTGGCGGTCAAGATAACGGCGTTTATGCAAGTGGTATAAGGTTTAGCAGAGCGTTCTCAAGGCTTGAAGTTGTAGACACTGATTACAGCACTGGTGGAGGCACGACAATCGAGGCTGGATATGGTAGTTTTAATACAGTGAGCCGACGTGACGGAAATCAATATTTAAACCTTGTACACCCTCAACTTTTTAAAGTTGGTAGTGACGGAAAAGACAGGGTAGCATCTGATACAATTTACAACCGAACATATTCCGGTAGCGCTAACGTTCATATTACTACTTACGGTACATTGGGACGCTCAACATCAGCAAGTAAATACAAATTAAGTATCGAGAACCAATTCAAAACCGAAAAAGCTCAACTTGAACACTCTAAAAACATTTTAAAACTTGATGTTCGTCACTGGTTCGACAAAGAAGAATCAGAAATCACAGTGAAAGAGTGTGAGGTTGGCGACACTTGCAGTGCAGACGCATTTAAGCTAAACAGGCACGTTGGTTTGATAGCCGAAGATGTAGAGAGCGCAGGACTAAACGAACATGTTGCTTATAACGAGAACGACGAAGTCGAGGGCATCGAGTATGATAGGCTTTGGGTTCACTTGTTACCTATTATCAAGAAACAACAAAAACAAATTGAACAATTGGAGGAATTAATAAATGCAAAATAATCAAAATGAACAACACAAACCTAATTCAGACTACATGGTTAACTACCTAGTAGATGATAACGCAAGATTAACGAAAGAAAACGCAATGTTAAAAGCGATTATCCAAGAGCAAAACGAAAAATTTAAAGAGTTAAGCGAATCACAAGAAGTTAGCGATTAAATCGTTAGCTTCTTTTTATTATACAAATATTAATTAGGAGTGAATGATTATGCTAGAACGCAAAGAACAATTATTTTATTTAGTCGAAAAAGACAATGAAACAGGTAAGGAATATCCATTGCAAAAAGTTTATAACGGTAGTGCTTTTTCGAGAACTTCAACAACATTTAATGCGTATAAATTCGATACATCGGAACAGGCAAAATCGGCTTGTCAATTGCAAAATAACATGAATGAAATGTTTGGAGAAACAAGCATAGTTTATTATGCAGAAGAAAATATAACACGTACTTTATTTAATGAAACAGGAGAGAATATTGATAACGATACTACAGAAAGTACATCGACACAATAATTTAAATTAACATCATAGATTAGAAAGGGGTTGTGTTTAGGTGTGCAACTTGAAAGCGACCAACTAAAAGAAGTTAAGAACAGAATTTCAACTTTAGAAACAGAAATTGAAGATTTAAAGGCGAAATATTGGACGATAGACGACAAAATCGACAGTTTAACCAAAAAACAAGAAGAAAGTCACAGCTCATTATTTGAAACAAACAACCAACAAAATGATTTGCTAAATAAAATCTATTACCAATCACAAGCACAAACAGAACAGGCTCAAAAGAACGAGGCACGTTCTATAGACCTTCAAAAATGGTTGTTAGGTGCATTGTGGGGGCTTGTAGCATTAGTTATTATATTCGTTATTACTTCAAGTTTAAATGCTCTATTTATGTAATGAAGGGAGGTGTTAAGCATGTTTTTAGATTGGGGTTCTTGTATATTATACGGCGTACATTGTGGTCTAGTATTACTTGGCATTTAACTAATCATAAAGGTTATTACCTATAAAGGTAGTGACCTTTTTTAAATTTTATCTAATTTGACGGAGGTTTTATAAATGGAACAAATCATAACTTTTGCAACAATCATTTCAGTGTTAACAATTGGAATCATACAAGGCGTTAAACAAACCGGTGCAATACCTAAAAATATTATACCGTTAATATCAATCATAATAGGTGGTCTAATCGGTGGTATATCGGTATTCATTCCGGAAATATTTTCTGAATTATCAGTTGGCGCACGTATTTTAGGTGGTGTTATTAGTGGACTTATGGCTACAGGCTTATGGGAAACAGGTAAACAACGCAGTGGTAATACAAAAGACAACCACCAAAAACAAGGTGGGGGCAATATTAAATAATTAATGATTAACCGGTTATTCATTTAATCGGTTTTTATATATGAAAATTTAATGGAGGTTTTATAAATGGCACAAGAAAAATGGAATGGCGTTCCGGTACGTTATGACTGGTTGCCAATTGGAACAAGACGTAGCGGACAACCTTTAACTACAGGTAAACCAAAATTCGCAGTAGCACACGATACAGGCAATAAAGATACAACGGCACAAGACAATATAAACTATTACAAGAACTCATACAATATTGATTGGTCTATCGTGGCAAGCGCTCATATATTTGTAGATGATAAAGAATGTGTAGTGTGCATACCGGTTACCGAAAAGGCTTGGCATGTACTATATGGCGCAAGTGCTGATAATCAAATGTACGGTGTAGACGCTAACGACGGGGCGTTCGGTGCCGAAGGTTCATATTTCAGTGATAAATCACGTTCTCAAAAATCATTAGACAATTTAGCACGTGTTATAGCTTATCTATGTAACTATTGGGAAATTGATTACAAAACAGGTATGCCGGGACATCAAGATATTCAAGCCGGTAAAGTAGACCCCGGCAACCTATTGGAACATGCCGGTTATGGTCGTGACGTTAGTAATTTAGATAAAATTATTGCTAAATATATTAACGGCGTAGATGAAGAAAGCGACAGCGAACCTTCAAAAGAATTATCAGAACCAACAAAAGAAAAACCAACAGAAAGCCCACACACAGACATTTCTTACAAAGAGGCTATAGAATATATGCACAGCCTCAAAGGTCTATTTGTTGATTTCGATAATGCGTTTGCTTATCAATGTATGGACTTAATCGTAGACTTTGCAGACCATGTAACAAACGGCTACAGAATATGGGGTAATGCAAAAGATTTAACATGGGTTGCTTTACCTAAAGGGTGGAAACTTGTTGAAAATACACCGGATTATGTGCCACCTATCGGTACCATTGCAGTATTTACCAAAGGCATTTATAAAAAATGGGGTCATACTGGTTTAGTTTGGGACAACAGCGGAGGCACTGAATCATTTGTTATCTTAGAACAAAACTATGACACGTTAGCAAATAGCCCGGCAAAATTAAGAACTGATAATTTTGAAGGTTTAACACACTTCATTGTTCCCGATTTCGTAGATGAAGATGTAGATTTAACAGACATTGCGCCAACGCCAATTAAAGAAGTTAAGAAAGGTACAACGCTTAAAGTGGGCAATGTACCACCTAAAAAATTAACTTGGTCTAACCAACCATACTTTAGAGCGACAGCAGATAGCGAAGGCGTTTCAATATGTAGACCAAACCACAACAATGTAATGGTTGTTACTAACGAACAATACGACCCCGGATATAATCAATTTTATATTTATGAAATTAGGGACGGTTGGGCAAGAGTTTATTCGGCAGATAACGACGGTTTCATTTGGTACGAAAGATTACGCATGAATGAAATTTACAAACCGGGTGGCGGTAATGGGTTACACGATGATGTAAACGCATATGATAATGTACCAAGCGATTTGGCTATTGGTTCAATTCCACCAAGCGACTTAAATTGGTCTGATAGTGCATACTTTAGAGGTCGTATTGATAGTTACGGTGCTACTATTACTAAACGCACAGGCAATAGTGGTAATTACGATTGGAACTTAACAAATGAAAGTTACAGTGCCGGTTACGAGCAATTTTATATATTCGAGATATTAGACGGTTGGGCAAGAGTATATTCATCTTCAAACAACGGTTGGGTATGGCATGAACGCTTACGAGTTGTAGAAACATTTTAATTATGATAAAACATAGTTAGAGAGTTTGTAAGGCGTTATTAAAGCTTAAAGCGTAAGTTTGATGAATGATAAAAAAGTGGATAGGCTAATAAAAGCCACCCACTTTTTTGTTATTTAATTATTTTAATTTCTCAATTCATCTTCAACTAAAGATTTAACATCATTTTCTTCTAAAAATAGAAATAATTCGCCGGTATTTTTATCTACTTCTACTTGCACATCTAAATTTTTATCAATCAATTTATTAAGGCTAGTTTTAAAAGTAACTTCATCCTCTTCAGAATACTCAAGGTTATTTATATAATTATTATGTTCTTCGGCTTCTTTTTTATCTATAATTCCGTTATCTTCTATAAATTCAATTATTTTAGCTATGGATAATTGTTCATTTTCATTATCTTTTTTAATAACAGCTATTAAATAATCTATTAATTTCTTTGATAGTTCTTCATCCAAAGAATAATAATTACTTGTATCTTCCACGAACAAATTATGTATTCTTTCGTTAGATAATTCTTCAATGAAAATTAATTGATTATAAATTTCTAACATCTCATAATAAGAATAAGAAGTTAACTTGCGTTTTAATCTATCCTTTTCAAAATTCCCCTCTGAATCATAATAAAAATAAGTAGAGGATTTTAAATCTTCAAAAATTTTATTTATATTAATAGAATAAGATAAATGATAATATTTTATTGCGTTTTCATTATCTTTTTTTTGCTTATTATAATAGTCCGCTATTATTTCATACATATTTTTTAAATCCTTGTCGTAAGGGCTTAATTTATATAAACGTTCAATTTCATAATTATAAATAGCTATAACTTTATCTTCTGAAAAATCACTTATATAATTTTTAGCTATTTGATACGCAAGTGGTAGACTTATTGCAGTGCTTTCAAAATGAGTTATGTATCTTGTTTCATTCAATAACTGACAGCCTTTTTCTGTAGCGGTGTAAACTAAAGGTAATTCTAACGTTTCATTTGAGGCTTTTATATGATTTATATTGTCGATTATACGAGAGACAAGTACATTTTTATTACGACTTGCTTTTAATCCTGCGTTCTTTAGTAGTTCTGTTAATCTTTTATTTGTAAATTTAGTAAATCTAATTTCTAAAGATGTATCTTTTATTAGTAAATTGTTATCTATTAGTTTGTCTATTGATTTTTGAATATCAAAGTTATTATCCTCTATATATATAGAATGACGAGTTCCTTCATCAACCGACCTATTAACAATTTTATGTAAAACTAATAAATCATTCGCATTTAAATTCATAAAATTTCAAGCCTCTATTCTAAATGTAATATAATATAATACGATATATTATATTATGATAAAAATCTAGGTTAAAATAAAATAATATTGCTACTAAAAACATCGTATATAATATTTATATTTGTGTTACTTAATACTATATTCTTAGAATTACATATGTACAGAGCTTTTTATTGAAATGAAATTCTTCAAAGGAGGGAGTAATTATCTTAAAAAAGATTTTAGTTTTTTGGTTTATAGCTATATATATAGTTGGGGTCTTATCACTAATATATGTACTCAATAAGCAAAATGAATACGTACCACCTTCTTATTTACAAAATTCCATTTATGACACTAATAATGAAATTAAGCTTAATGGTATAGGATACAAAGTAAAAAATATAGAAATAACAAAAGTAAATTTGTCTGATAGAAATTTGAATGAGTGGAATAGAAAAAAATTAATCATTAACATTAGAGTATCAAATTATAATGAGAAAGAATATATTTTAGATGCTAAACAATTTAATGTAAGTAACGACATTGAAAATATATTCCCCAAAATACAACCAACCAATTTATCAAACGAAATAAATAATAATTATTTAAAATTAACTTCGATTGGTATTGTGAAAGAAAATAATGTAAGAGATTTTAAATTAGTATTTAAACTTGATGAAGAAACTGCGAATGTTAAAAGATTATTTTTTAATATAAGCTCTAAAATGAATTCAAATAATACAATTTCTTTTGACCTCTCAAATAACAAAGAAGAAATATAA